TCCATTGATTATGACTCCATTAGTTTATGACCCAACTAACTTCACTCCAAGAAGAGGTGTTATGACTAGATACGCTAAGAAAATCGTAAGACCAGAATTTTACGGTAAAGTTATCGTTGAAGGTTTGAACACTTTATAATCTTTGAGTAGATTAGATAAGTAATAGACTTACAATAAAGAAAAAGGGAGAGTAGAAATACTTTCCCTTTTTTATTTTATATATTCATATTTATAGTAGTAAAACTATAAATTTTTAATAATGTCTGCAAACACATATTGGTCGGGTTCAACTTATAGTGCATTTTTAACTGCATCTGCATCATTTGAAGCAACTCCATTTGGAATATATGATAATGATAACGAATTTAAATCCGATGCACCAAAAACTGCAACTTGGGTAGCTAGAAGATTGGGATATCCAATTGTTAATATTGAATTGGATAATCAACAAATTTGGGCATGTTTTGAAGAATCAACTTCTGAATATTCTGCACAAGTAAATCAATTTAATCTTAGAAATAACTTAGATATTTTAAGAGGACAACCAAAAGGTAAAATTGATAATTATTCTCAAACATTGGTTGATGGTTCATATTTACCAACTGCAATTCGTATGTCTCAACAATACGGAACTCAAGCTGGCGTAGGTGGCTCTACTGCTATACAAAAAGCTTATGTTGATTTAACTTCATCGGTTCAAATATATGATTTAATGCATCAAGCAGTAGATGTTAATACTCATAAAAAATTTAGTGAAATATTTAGTGGTTCATCTACTATTGATGTAACAAAGGTATTTTATGAAGCAACTCCTGCAATTACAAGATTTTTTGACCCATATTCAGTAGGTGCACAGGGTACTTTAAACTTAATGAGTGAGTTGGGATTTGGACAATACTCACCTGCAGCACAATTCTTAATGATGCCTTTATATGAGGATATATTAAGAATGCAAGCAATTGAATTTAATGACCAAATTCGTAAATCAACTTTTTCATTTAATATTGTAGATAATAAATTAGAAATATTTCCTGTTCCAAGTGGTATGGGAATGACCAGAGTATATTTTGAATATATAAGTAGAGATGAATTTGAACATGACTCACAAAGTATACAGGCTGAATCACTTTCTGATTATTCTGATATTCCATATAATTTTATTCAATATTCAAATATAAATGAAGTTGGAAAACAGTGGATTAGAAAATATACATTGGCACTTTCAAAAGAATTATTAGGTGCAATTAGAGAAAAATATTCAACAGTTCCAATTCCGGATGGTGACGTTACATTGGATGGTGCAGCACTTAGAGCTGAAGCACAGGTTGAAAAAGATGCACTCATAACACAATTGAGAGAAAATTTAGAAGAAATGAGTAGAAAAAATGTAATGGAAAATAAAGCACATGAATCTACTCACCACCAAGAAATGTTAAGAAAAGTTCCTTTAAAATTATATGTAGGATAATATGCCAAAGTTTTTATTAGGTAGAGATATTGAATTATTTAAAAGTATAGCAAGAGAAGTTGTAGATGATGTTATACAAAATATAATTGTTTTATTCAAAATTAATATGAATGAAACAAAGGTAAACATTTATGGTGAAGCTATGAATAAAACATGGCACCCTGGTGTAGAAGTATATGCATTAATTGATAAAGAACCAGAATCGGCTCGTTATGAGGGATTTGGTTTGGATACTGACCAAAATGTAACATTCAAATTAGATAGATGGATGTTAGAAGAAAGGGGAGTATATCCAGAAGTTGGTGATATAATAAATTGGAATGGAGGATATTTTGAAATAGATAATACAAATGAAATACAATTAGTAGGTGGCCAATCTTATAATAATTTTAGTATTGTATGTTCTACATTTATGGTATCTAAATCTAATCTTAATATAGAAGAAAGAATTAAATAATTATGGCAATAAATCCACTAAAACCAAATTTAAATAGAGGAAATCAAATTAAATCTACAAAGAGTGACTTAAAACAAAGTGTTACTCTTTTTGATATTGATTATGCTATGATGTCTTATTTGGAAGATGTTGTATTACCAACATTGGATGATGGTAATGGTAAATCTATAAAAATTCCAGTTATTTATGGTAATTCGGAAAGATGGAATGGTTCTCGTAGACAAGGTGTTTATAGAGATACACATGGTAAAATACAATTACCATTAATGATGATTAGAAGAACATCTATTGCAAAAGATGATACCATGCCAATGTTAAATAGACATGTGTCATATCAGGGTATAACAAAATATTCAAAAGATAATAGATACGATAGATTTACAGCATTGGGTGGAAGCGTAAAACCAAAATACGAAGTATATAAAATAACTATGCCAGAATATGTTGAGGTTAGTTATGATTGTATGTGTTGGACATCCTTTACGGAGCAATTAAATGATGTTATTGAACAAATACAATATACAGGAACTTATTGGGGAGACAAAGAGGGTTTTAAATTTAGAACAACTATTGGTGAATTTAATGTTGTAAATGAAGTGGGTGAAGGAACGGAGAGAATTAATAGAATTGAATTTAGTTTATCAGTAAAAGCCTATTTACTTCCTGAAAAGTTTGATGGAGAAAGTCCAATTAAAAAATCATTATCAACTAAAAGAGTTGTTATTGCAACGGAAACAGACGTAACTGGAAATGGTAGATTGGAAGGCATGCTAACAACACCTTCGCCTTATTATGATAATAAAGATTTGATTGATTTTTTATCTTTAAATAATAGTAGAATTCAAAATCCAGTTCCAAATGTACCAAACACAATCACCTTTACACAAATTAAATTAATAAAAGCACCTGCTCAATTATCATCGGTTATATCAAACGGATTATTACATGATGGAAATACATACGATGTAAAACTTTATATAAACGGTGTTAGGTATTATCAAACAACACATTTTACGGCAATAGTTTCAAATGATTCATTAATTATAACATTTTTATCAGGTACTTTAGGATTTAATGTTACAGCAACAGATGAGATTGCAATAACTGGTAAATTTATTGATTTATAATGAAACGAACATTTTTAGATATTGTTAAAAAAATTAGTATAGATATTAAAAGAGTTAAATTAATTCCAAAAGATTTAACACATCCAGAATATTTTATTTATGAAGCAACTGGTTGGAAATTTATAGATATTTTGAGAGAAGTAGAATATAGAGTTACTCAAGATAGATTAGATATTAAAGTAAATAGTCAATCAGTAGAACCTAGAGATTATGTGTATGAACAAGGTATAAATGGAATATTGGTTAAATTTAAAAAATCAAATTTTGAATTTAATTTAGATGATGATGATTATATAGAAATAAAAGGAGATATAGAACAATATGCTTAGACAATTTTCATCAAATAATAGAAAAATAACCAGAGCAATTCCTAAAAATATAAAAGGAAATACTTTGGATAACGATGCTTATATTGCATATTTAGAAAGTATCGCGGAAGCAGAATATGCAGAACACAATACTGGTATACAAAAAACTAATTCAAATACCCGTAAAAATATAAATCAAAAACAAGTAACAAATAATACAAATAAAATAAAAAACTTTCGTGATGAAATAGTAAAGTTTGGTGCAAGATATATCAAAAAAAGAATCGATAGTTTTGATAACACAGGATTTGGACTATTAAGAATAAACAATGTAGTTTTAGATTATGGTTTAGAAGGAGCAACTCCTGATAATTTTGAAGTGTTGGTATATGGTTTACATATTCCTGGAGATTTTCACATAGAACAATTGGGAAATGATGTGGTTATAGAATTAAATGATACATACATAGATTTTGATTCTACTACAATAGATGATATTTATGTTATAGGTAAATTCAAATAAAGATATTTATAGATAATGGCAAACTTAATAAGATTAAAACAAATAGAAAGTGGTTCTGCATTAACAACTGCAGCAAATGTAGGTGTATCGTTGACTTCATCTATAAATAGTATTGTCGCAGCAGCATTAACAGGTTCAGTATTAACCGCATCTATTAATATAGCAGTATCACAATCTATAAATACATCGTTATCATCATCTATAACTGATATCGTAAGTGCATCTTTAAGTGGTGCTTTATCACTAATTGCAACGGATGTAGAAGTTTCGGCAGTAAGTGCGTCAATTGCAGCAACTGATTTAGCAATAAGTTCTTCAATAAGTTCTTCAAATTATAATTTAAGTTCATCGGTAAGTACAAGTTTAAGTTTAATAAGTTCTTCAATTGCAAGTGTGACTGGAGATTTTAGTTCTTCGGTAGCTAGAACATTTGCAACACAAAGTTCAAATTTGACATCAATAAGTTCATCATTAAGTGCATTTACATCTTCAATTGGTTTGACTATTAAAAATAAATTAAATACGGAAAATGTAATTACATCATCTCGTCAATTGGATGGAAGTATTATTAATAATTTAACATTGGGTACAACCGGAGATGCATATTCATTAATAGTAAGTGGAGCATTGGCAGTAGTGGACGCAGATATAACAATAAGTGGTTCTCAATACAATGTTGGTGGTCAAATTTGGGTGAATGGTGAAACAGGTTCAGCAGGAAATCCACCAGCACAACCATATGATAATAGTGGAAATCCACAATCCGATATCATTGACCAGGGTGAATGGTAGTATAATAAAATAAAATATATAAAATATGGAATTTATTTATGATAGATTATATATTTATATGGGAATAACCACAAATTTAAGTAGAATAACCAAAAATATACATGGCACAAATCATTAAACACAAAAGGGGTAGTTTACAATCCCTAGCAGCAGTAACATCATCACTTCAAAAAGGTG